GCCAGGATGTCAACTGTTACCATTACAACACAGTCCGCAGGTTTTTATTTTTCTATGATTGTCAACAACGCCGTGTGGGCGTTGATCCATGTCTACGAGTTGGTGTGTCCCGAAGGGACAATACCAGAAGCCATCTGTTTGCGTCTCGGCGCAATTTCAGTTGGAGTTTATTTCCTCGTCCCCTGGCTCTTCTCCCTCGCTGCCGGAATTTTATCGGCAATCATACGCATCCTAACCACCGTTTGGTGGGTAGGGAAACTCATTGTCAGCCCTTGTCGGGCTGTTTACTTGAACCATCGTATGCGCCGCGAGATCTACCGAAAGGTGGGTCCAGCAGCAACCATGTCGATGGTTTCGGTGAATGGCACGCTTGGGTTTGATGTTGATGGACCCTTCCTTATCTCGGTGGTCGCTGGCCAGTCGGTCAAGGTTCGCGTCGACGCTGAACACGTCGGCGCCCTTATGTCGACAAAGCCGGCATCCCCCACAAACGGAAACGAGTCGATGATGAGGGGGTCTATGGTTATTCCAGCAGACCTCCCCAAATTCGCACTTGAATTTGTTGTCGGACCCAACATCGTAGGATCTGGGTTCCGTCTCGGTTATAAGGGCAAGGACGTGATCGTCACTGCTATCCATGTCATGGACACAGTGATCGAGGCTGGCGCGAACTTTAAAATTCGTGCTAACGGCAAGGAATACGAGGTTAGTGAGGAGGAGCGAAAGCACCTCGTTGTTTCCATGTATTCCGCTGGTCTCGATATGGTCATGTTCGAGGTTCCCCAACCACTCATCAACGCGCTCGGCATCAAGAAGGGCAAGTTGGCAAGGACACCTCTCGGCACTAGCGTGCGAGCACACGGCATACTTGAAGGTGTCCCCAGTTTTTCTACTGGGGTCATTTCGAAGGTTACGTCGGGTATGCGGTTCAAGCATACCTGCTCCACTCTTCCGGGAATGTCCGGATCTCCAATCACAACGTCCCTTGGGACGATTGTCGGAATGCACACCCAGGGATGGGCTGAACACAACACAGGAGTCTCATTGGACTTCTTGTTGTCTAAGTCCGCCAATGAGAGTGACTTCCGCCTCCAGGGTTACCATAATGACCAGGAGCCAGAAGATTGGAATGAGGATGATGACGGTGCCTGGGAAGCCTATGTGCAGTGGGAACGAGAAGGTGGCGACGAAGACGTCCGTGTCTACGGAAACGGGAACCATTACCGGGTCGAACTCAGAAATGAGATAGACCAGGAAGATGATTTCCGTCAATCCCATGATGTTTCGGAGTGGAAGTTGTGCCCGGAGGGAGATGACGAAGACCATTACGAGTCTTTTCAGAGGGTGGCCCTACCCATAAAGGGGGTCAGCTCGGGAACTACCAATGGTCCGAGACAGAAGGAAGGTGCGAAAATGGAGATGGGGTCAGTCTTAGTACAGCTGGCACTCATTTCCAAACGGCTGGATCTGGTCCAGGGAAACCTGGAGTCCCAAAAGAAATCCGCGAACTCATCCCAGAGCTCAACGGTTTCCGATGGCCCCCGCGAGACGCCGCTGCCCAGCGGCGCTCCCTCCACATCCACGCTGCCCGTCACAGGAGGGGAGAAGCAGGGTTCAAATGGAACCCCTTCAAAGAAACGAAAGGGAAAGGGAAAGAAGGAGAGGAACGAAAGTTCACCCCCGACGATCACTACCCCGCCGACCAATGCGACCCCCAGTTCGTCAGCTCCGTCAAAAGAGCTGCACGAATTAGCGGTCAAGCTATCTCTTCTGTGCGACGGACTCGACCGGAAGCTCTGGGAAGCTGTTATCTCGCCATTGTGCGAGAAAACCGACCTAGAACGACTGATCGAGCTTGTCTCGCAGAATACGCAGCGCGCTGCTGCAAAGAGGGAAAAGAAAGCCTCGTCCAAGAAGTTGGACGTCGTTTCTCCGATCTCTTCAGCGACGTGAAAGCTGATGCCCACCCAGGCATCCCTTTCGCAGCATTAGGAACTAAGAATTCCATGTTGCTTGAGGACCACCATGATTTGGTGGTAGAAATGTGTTGTGAGATGTTGGTCTGGCAGATCGTTTTCGCGAAGGAGTTCGGATCGATGACGAGTAAGGAGTTGGTCGAGTTTGGATTGTGGGACCCCGTGCGCATGTTTGTTAAGGACGAGCCGCACAGTGAAGCTAAGCTGGATGAGGGAAGAGTTAGGTTGATTGCCAACGTTTCTCTCCGCGTCCAGTTGATTGAACGATTAGTCTGCGGGAAGCAGAATAATGCGGAAATCGCCGCATGGTGGAAAATTCCAGCGTGTCCGGGTTTAGGCCTAGATGACGCAAGCCTCGAGTTATTGGGAGATCGTATCGATCAAATACTCGGAGTTGGAGAAATCGCCATGACGGATGTTTCTGGATGGGATTGGTCAGTCAAAGCATGGCTGTTGTGGGCAGATGCTGAGCGGAGACGTGTTGCCGCTGGTGAAGATGAAGACTCTCTTTTTGCAGAGATGGTTTTCATGCAAGCCTACGGTACCGCGAACTCAGTTTACGGCCTTAGCGACGGTGAACTTGTCACCCAGCTGTCACCTGGCATTCAAAATTCCGGGTCGTACAAGACTAGTAGTACAAATTCATGGATGAGGATCATTCTCTTCATGGTTGCGTACATGCTAGCTAACCCGGACGCCTCGGATGAGGATGTCGAGCTCTTATTAGAGCGGGTGATGGCTATGGGAGATGACTGTCTCGAATTGCACTTGAGGGGTGTTCAGGAGATGTATGGGAGACTCGGATTTAAGACGTCCTTGTCCGCGACTGCAAGTAGTAAGTCAGGTGTTGAGTTTTGTTCTCACATTTGGCCAGAGTCTGGAAATCAGGCTTATCCTACGTCGTGGCCTCGGACTCTTGTCCGTTTCTTTTCCTCAAAACGGGGGCCGGATATCCATGACCGGTTGGCTCAACTGGAGTTTGTTCTCCGCCACCACCCCCGTTGTACTCAATTATTGGAGATCGCCCATGCCTGGGTTGAGCAGGCAAATAAAACCCACGATTGACTCCTAATGGTGCGCAATCGTAAACCAAGCACAGTTCCGCGGAATAGGAACCGTGCCACACGTTCAGGGATTCAGGCGATAGGGACCAGTCAAGCCATACGGACACTCAATGTTGTATCAGTTGGACACGATCTTTGGCCAGTACGGCCGACGGTCGATAACATCGAGATCATTGGAAGTGCCCGGTGGCCTGTGCTCAAGGTCAACCTCGATCATGTCCAGGAGTGGCGAATCAGATCAGCAAGAGTGACAGTCAATTCACTAGCTGGTGCTGATGCCGTGCACTTGATTGGCGTGCTTATAGAGCCAAAGAAGTGGGACCCATCAACATGGGCTGACCTCAAGGGCAAAGGTGGTGTAGTTAAGAGTTGCAAGTCGCAAGACTGGAGCTCTAACACCATTGGAGCCCAAGAGGATTGGGTCAAGTTTGATGCGCGTGCCGCTGTACTCTACCACGCTAGTCCAGGTGCATTAGCAACCAGTACAGAGCAGGTGTTGTTTACACTGCACCTTGTAATACAGGTTCGTGGCTCCCGGTAGATTGGGATGAGGCGTAGGCCGAGTAAGTTGGCAGATCTTACGATGAGTAAAACTGCAGAAAAGGTAAAAGTCCTTGGTCCATGTGGCTGGGGAGGCGAAAGAAATTCGGGATGCAAGCCGGTACCTACTCCATCTAGAGCTGCCCTTAATTGGGTGTCTTTGGGTGAGGCCTTAGAAAGTCAAAGCGTTATTGTGAAACAGCTATATATTCACACGCGTCGATTTGGGCGGCAAAGTGGGAAACCTCTTTCTGTCAGAGTCTCCAAAACCTGGTTTGCCGGGGTCTTGGCTTCGGTCTAGACTGTTAGCCTCTAGGGTCTTAGTTGATGCTTTTCATTAGGTGTTGATATGTTTGTTAGGTAATGAGTACGGGTTGGG